TGGTAATAACTATTTTGCTTATACTATCCCATTGTCTGAGCTAATGGTTATTTTGCCTGATGGTTCTGAAATTACTTACAATTTGTATGAGAAAAGAAAAGCTGAAGCTCCTAAAGAGCAAATAAGTTTATCAGTATTTCCAGATTTTGAAGAACAGTTTATTCCTAAACTTAAAGAAGTTCAGGAAGAATTATCTCTTGAAGAATCTACACAAGATATTCTATTAAGAATTGCAGCAGATCTTGAAAAACTAGCACAAAAATTTAAGTAAGATGAGTATAGTACTTCCAACTAAAAAAGTTGCGGCTGATAGAACTAATCCAAAGAGATTAGTAATCTATTCAAAGCCAAAGACTGGTAAAACAACTGCGTATGCAGGTTTAGAAAACAATCTAATTCTTGACTTAGAAAATGGTGCTGACTATGTGGAAGCACTTAAGCTTAAGATTAACTCTCTTCAAGAGTTACTTGAAGCAGGAAAAGCAATCAAAGAAGCAGGTAAACCATACAAGTATGTTACGGTAGATACTGTAACTGCATTAGAAGACATGGTTATGCCATTAGCTATCAAATTGTATAAACAAACTAGCATGGGTAAAAACTATGATGGAGACAATGTCTTATCATTACCTAATGGTGCAGGATATTTATATTTAAGACAAGCTTTCTTTCAAGTTTTAGATTTTATTGATACATTAGCCCCCCATATTATTTTATCTGGTCACATTAAAGACAAGCAGGTAGATGATAAGGGAGAGATGGTTCTTGCTGCAAACATAGATTTGACAGGCAAGATTAAGTCTCTAATCTGTGCTAACGCAGATGCAATTGGCTACATGTATAGAAAAGGAAACAAAACTATTTTGTCATTTAAAACAAATGAGGAGGTTACTTGCGGTGCAAGACCTGAGCATTTACGTAATGAAGAAATAGCAGTAACAGAGATGAATGAATCTGGTGAACTAGAGTTTCACTGGGACAAAGTTTTTATTTAACAATTTAATTTTAAGAAAAATGGCATTAAGCACAACTGATTTGGGCACAGGAGGCTCAGGACTACCAAAAACAATTACACCAGGTAATCATGTATTGAAAATTAACAGCATTGAACTTGAGGATTTCAAGTTTATTGATAATGCATATCATCTTATGTTGCATGTAGAAACTGCACCTATTGAAGGTTTTGAAGGTTTCATGATTGACAAAGATGATGAAAGCAAAGGAAGATATGCTGGTCAGATTGGTAGAGTTAAAGCAAGTCAATATGCATTTGCAGATGGTGAAACTAAATCTGGTATTAAAATCCAGAGAGATAGATCTATCTTAATCTTCTTAAGAACTTTGGCTCATACATTTCAACTTGATTCTTGGTTCCTTGGACAAGATGGTCAACATGAAACTATTGAAGAATTTGTTAAAGCATTCAACAAGACTGCAGACTTCAGAGAAAAATATCTTGAATTCTGTATTGCTGGTAAAGAATATGAAGGCAAAACAGGTTATACTAATTATGATATGTGGCTTCCAAAAGCTGAAGGTAAGAAATATGCATTTGGTGCAGAAGAAGATGGAGTAGTTATCAAGTATGATGAAACTAAACACCTTAAGAAATTAGAAGTTAAAGAAGTTAAATCTTTCGGGGATGATGATGATGTGTTTACAAAACCTAAAACATCATCTGACTTTAGCTTAGACTAATACTCACTCTTTTAAAGGGGGAGTTTAGTTTATTATTAACTCTAAAATAGAGCAGATCTAAATTAAGTCAGGTCTCCCCCTTTATATCTTATTGGTTATGATTTCAACAAAGAATATAATATCTGATTTAGAGGAAGTACCTAGAGAATGGGTATTTGAGTATTATCTGAACTTAAAAGAGAAACTTACCGGACAAAACATAAAGATGCTATCTGCATTTAATGTTAAAGACAAAGTGCCTAGCATGTTTGTCTATCAAGACAATGGTAAGTATAAGTTCAAAGATTTTTCTTCAGGATTTCAAGGTGACCAAATAGAACTTGTTAAGGCTTTATTTAACTATGATGCAAGATTTAGAGCAGTTAATAGAATACTTACAGATTATCAGGAGTATTTAAAATATAACGCACCTGCACATAGAGGACCTATACAGTTCTATGATAAGTTCAAGGTTGTAGACTTTGAGATGAGACACTGGAATACATTAGACCAAAAGTATTGGACACAATTTAAAATTGGTTCTGGTATCTTAAGTCAGTACAATGTAGTTCCATTAGAGTTCTTTACAATGTCTAAGTCTGAACCAGATGGTTCTATTACAAGCTATAGATTTTCTAGACCCTATGTTTATGGTTATTTCCGTAATGATGGTGAGCTCTATAAGATTTATATGCCAAAGATTCCTGAGAAGAAGTTTATTAAGATCCAGAACTATACTCAAGGTATGGATCAACTGAAGTATGATTCTAAGTATTTGCTGATTGTATCATCTCTTAAAGATCTCATGAGTTTTAAGAAACTTGGTATTGGTAATATAGAATGTATTGCTCCGGACAGTGAGAATACAATGATTGGAGAATCTGTTATAGGTAGGTTTCAGGAGAAATATTCTAAGATACTTGTACTGTTTGATAATGATGAGCCAGGTGTTAAAGCTGCTCAAAGGTATACAGACAAGTATGGTATAAATTCTATTATTCTTGACATGTCTAAGGATCTATCTGATTCTGTTAAAGACCATGGTATTGAAGCTGTTAGAGACAAATTATTATCTTTACTGAAACAAGCGGTATGAGTTGGTTATACAAAGGAGAAGTATTTACAGATAGCAAGATTCCAGAAGGAGCCGTTGGGTTTATATATGAAATGGAAGCTATCATAGATGGTAAGTCTGTCAGGTATGTTGGTAAGAAAAACTTCTATTCTACAACTAAGAAAAAGTTTGGAGTAAAAGCTCTTGCTAATATGGAAGACAAGAGAGCCAAGAAGTACACTATCCAAGTAAAACCTAACTATCAGAAGTACTACAGTAGTAATAAAGTACTACAAGATGCACATAAGAATGGTGTTCCCATTAAAAGGTTCATGGTAAGAATCTGTTTTTCTAAAACAGAACTGACATATCATGAGACCAAGTACCAATTTGTAAGAGAGGTACTGGAAAAAGAAGAATATTTGAATCAAAATATTTTAGGAAGATTTTTTAAAACAAAATAGTTATGAATGAAACAATGATGACAAGCCTCCTGATTCAGTTGGCTGACCTTGGTGTGACCGGTATCCAGATATCTTATGAGGGTAGTGGAGATTCTGGTTGTATAGATGAAGTACTTTATACAACAGATAAATTACCTGAAAATTTAGAAGATGCTTTTGATAAAATTAGATCTCTTAATAGTTGGCAGGAAGATGCAAAATATCTAAGAAATCTTGACTCAGGTTTATCTTCTGATATTGAAAGTTTTGCTGAAGAGAAAATCTTAGATAGTATAGAAGATTGGTGGAACAATGACGGTGGTTATGGTACAATGTGTATTCTAGTACCATCTGGTAAGTATGATGTAATGAACAATGTTAGAATTACTGAGGTTGAGACATATCAGCATGTTGGTAGTTTAATTGATCAAACTCTAGACTAATGTCACATCCTGTAGAACATGCAAAATCATCAGCTAGAAAGTTTGGTGGTTCTTGGTTAGATTATCTAGAAATCCATGAATGGTTTGATGCTACAAAGGCTTGGATTGGTCATAGTAAACATAGAATGTTCCGTCACCACAGTGAGGGTATATTTGAATGTGAGAAGATCTTTGGTCAGATTATTGAAAACTCTGATGGTAAGAAAGTATACACAAGATATGTTGGGGAACAACATGTAAAAGAAGACTGCAATGGATATATACCAAGTGCAAAAGAGTGGGTAGATAATATTAATAAACCCACAGAATGGATGATTAAGACACTTAAAATTGAAGACTAATGAAACTAAGTAAGGCTGAATTAAACAATCTGATTTCTATGTTTAGCTCTAGTGATGCAGAAAACCATGTTATTGCTTTCCAGGCAATAGAGAATAGTGGTTTGACTGTACCGGAGTTAATTGTATTATATAAGTATTCTAAAAAAGATCCTATAGCTTGGGGTAAACAAGCACCAAACTCTTATAAGTTACTTGTACCAATTCTATCTGAACAGATAGGGTCATTATCTAGTGCAAGAGTGCTAGGATTATTAACTACACACAAGGCAGATAAGCTTTTGGTTGAGCTGTTCATAGAAAACTTTGTCAGAGATCTAACAAGTATGTTGGGTAATATAGGTTATGATATGAATAAAATAAGCATTGATGTAAAAATTAAAGATGATGGACAAAGCACAGAGTCTTAGTAAAATCAGTAAAGAACTAATGTTGAAAGAGCCCTATTATGGGTTCTTTCTCATTATGTTGAATAAAGTATGGAGGAAAGATCTCCCTACTGCAGGTGTGAGTAAGCACAATATTAATTATCAGTTGGCCATTAATGAAGAATTCTGGACTGGACTAAGTGATGATCACAAGATGGGCTTACTGAAACATGAATTACTTCATATTGCATTTGGTCACCTTGTAAGTTTTGGTTCTTTTAGTAACAAGAAGCTTGCAAATATTGCCATGGATATGGAAATTAATCAATATATTGAAGCCTCTTGGCTGCCAGAAGGAGGTATCAACATTGATGACTATACAGACATTCAACTAGATAGAAAGGCTGGTTGTAGATATTACTATGACCAGCTTCTCCGCCTTCAAGATGAGAAAGATAAAAATGGTACAAGTGGTGATCAAGAAATGGATAAACTGCTTGATAATATTGCAAATGGAGATGTACCAGACCATTCTACATGGGAAGAGTTTGAAGACATGTCTGAAGCTGAGAAGAAACTCATTGATAAACAAGTACAGAAAATCCTACAGGATGCTAAAGAACAAACCATTAAGAAACGTGGTAATGTTCCAGGGGAGATTGAAGGACTGATTGTTCTTGATGAAGTTGTCAAAGCTAAATTTGATTGGAAAGGATATCTTAGAAGATTTACTGGTACAAGTACTAAAATCTTTACTAAGAAAATCAGAAGAAAAGAAAACCATAGATATGAGGATAATCCTGGTCTTAAGATCAAGATGAGACAACATATGCTATTGGCTATTGACACTTCAGGATCTGTTAGTAATGAAGAGCTATCTGAGTTTATGAATGAGATACATCATATTCATAAAGCAGGAGTTGATATTACTATAGTGCAGTGCGATACAAGTATCCGGTCTATTGAGCCATACAAAGGCAAGAATGATCTTAAAGTACATGGAAGAGGTGGGACTGAATTTGATCCCGTCCTAGATTACTATAATGCAAACATTGGAAAGTATACAAGCCTGGTATACTTTACTGACGGTGAGTGCTATACATCTGTAAAACCAAAGAACAGAGTTCTATGGGTTTTGTCAGAAAGATCATATATGAATGAAGATTTACCAGGGCAAGTAATTAAGTTAAAATTATAAAAACAAGTGTTATGAATACAGTACAATTGAACGTAGATGAGTTAAAAGGTTTTATCCGTCACATGGTTAAAAACAATCAACATATTCAGTCTGAAGGAAAAGTTCCTGTGGCTATCAATATTGAGGGTGATGCTGGTCTTGGTAAGACTTCTGCAATCTTACAGTTAGGCAAAGAACTTGGTATGGAAGTAGTAAAACTTAATCTTTCACAGATTGAGGAATTAGGTGATCTTGTAGGTTTTCCTGTTAAAGAATTCTTAGTAAAGAACCAAGAAGGTAAACAAAGATGGATTACTGAAGCTCAAGTACCGGCTGCAATGAAAGCAGGTTATACTGTAGCAGATAAGAGAATGTCTCATGCTGCTCCTGAGTGGATTCAAGGTAAAGGTGAGGGTGGTTTCCTAATCTTGGATGACTATACTCGTGCTGACCACAGATTTATGCAAGCTACTATGGAGATCTTGGACCGCCAAGAATATGTATCATGGAAGCTTCCTAAGAACTGGCATGTTATCTTAACTACTAATCCAGACAATGGTGACTATAATGTAACCAGTCTTGACGTAGCTCAGAAGACAAGATTTATCTCTGTTGAGATGAAGTATGATGTCAATGTATGGGCTAAGTGGGCAGAGAAAGCAAACATTGATGGCAGATGTATTAACTTCATGTTGATGCACCCAGAACTTGTTACTCAACGTGTGAATCCAAGATCTATTACCACATTCTTTAATGGTATTAGTTCTATTCCTAAGTTTGAAGATGAGTTACCTCTTGTTCAGATGATTGGTGAGGGTTCTGTTGGTACAGATTTCTCTAGTATGTTTACTATGTTTATCAATAACAAGCTTGATAAGATGATCTCTCCAGAAGATTTGCTTACTAAAGATGAAGTATACGTAAAAGGTGCTTTGTTAGCTTCAGTAGGTCAAGGAGATGATTTCCGTGCAGACTTGTCTAGTGTAATTGCAACTCGTGTAATTAACTATGCACTTACTGTAGCTGAGAAAGGAGCTGTTCCTAAAGTTATGATTGATAGATTAGCTAAAGTTACTACTGAGTTTGATGGCTTTACAAATGACTTGAGATATTATATGGTCAAGGAGATTGTAAATGGTAACAAAGTGAAGTTCTCTGCTTTGATGGCAGATACTGCGGTAGTAAAAATGGCAATTCAGTAATTAACCAGGGGGTGTAACAGCCCCCTATATTTTTTATATTATGGAGCAAATTGTAATTTGTAACAGAAACGGTGATGGATTAGATGTAGAGCTACTTTATGGTGTATCTGATAATAAAAGCATCTATACAGTAGATAAAGGTTATACTCCTGCACAAGGAGATAGTATATTCTTGATGCCGGGAGTTAATATTCCTAGGGTTAAGCTTAAAGATTTAGCATTAAATCTTGGAGTAAAAATAGTTAGAGATGCTTCTAGAGCTAATGTCATTATCTCTGGTAAAGCAACGGTAAATAAAATTACATGTGGTCGTTGGCTACATGAAGCTAAAACTGAAGACTTTAGTAAATATGTAGAGTGGTTGAAAACTCATATGGGTTTTGACATGTATTATACTGATAAGTATGAAACTGCAGTAGCTGCTTCTAATGCAGAAGCAATATACATGGAATATAGCACAAGAAATGACATGAGTGCAAAAGGATTTGCTTTAACTAGAGGTCATTCTAATTCTGTTTATTTTGTTGAAGATGAATACAGAGAAATGCTTGATGATATCCAGAACAAGCCAATCTTTGATGAGTCAGAGTTATTAGCTATGATTAATGGTGATGACGCAGTTACTATTACACCTGAAGTCTACAGCCAGTTGGTTAAGATGTTTGAAAGTTCTGACCAGGATAATCATATCATGGCAATGGAGATCATGGCAAACTCTAACTATATAGACAGTGCTTTGTATCTATTGCTTCTTCTTGAGGGTTATTCTCATAAAATTGGAGAGTGCCATACTAGGAATCATGTGAACTTCAAATCTATGGTTAGTTACTTTAGCATAGCAGTAAAAGAAATTGGTTGGTTAGATCCTGATAAGATTGCTAAGAAACTAATAAGTCTTAGTTTGCTTACTAAAGATTGGGCTCATGTCCTACTTGAAGAGAGAGCAGATTGGTTTATTAGAAACATTGCTCACAGCAGTACATTTAATGTAGGTCAACTTGTTCCTACACCAGAAGTACAAACAGCTATCAATGATTCTTATATTGGTGTTGTAGAGTATGCAGTAGATTCTAAAAATGTTGCTTCAGTAACTGAACTTAGCATTCTTCCAGAAAGAGAAATTGAATCTGAAGAAGAAGAAAGAGTAATCTCTACACTATATATGGAAGAGCAAGAAGAACTTTTAGAAGAAGCAATTACTAGAGTTGAAAGAGCTGATCTAAAAGAACAATTAGTTGAGCTTGAAAATACTATTGTGCCAGAACCTGAATTAAATAACCAACAAATAGAAACAAATGAGTCCACTGACATTGACTGGTTCTGATGAACTAGAATTATTTTATAAGAAACCATTTTGGTTTAGCTACAGTAGTATTAATAAACTATTGTTCTCACCAAGAATGTTTTACAGTCATTATGTGCTCAACCAAAGAGAGGACAGTACGGACGCGCACCTGGTAGCAGGGCGTGTCCTACACTGCCTTTTATTTGAGCCAGAGCATTATGACAAGGAATTTATCAGTATGCCTGGTAAATTTCCTACAGATAGCCAAAGAAAAATTATTGATACTATTTTCAAATACCATTGTACAGTTGGAAATGATACACTATCTTTGGATGATTACTCTCAAGAAATACTCTCAGAATTACTTACAGCAAATCTATATCAGTCTCTCAAAACAGATGCTCAAAGATTAGATAAAGTTCTCACAGAAGAAAACAAAGCATACTTTAATTTTCTCAAAGAAAGTCTTGGTAAGACAGTAGTTGATGAGATTACTTTGAATAATTGCAAAGAATCTTTGATAGAACTAAAGTCTAATCAAGCAGTAAGATCCCTTTTACAATTGGATAAAACTCCAAATGATGTTCACATAAAAACATTTAGTGAGCATATGATTAGTGTTAATCAGGAGCATTTACCATTTGGCTACAAGGGTGTCTTAGATAATGTGGTAATGGATTATGATACCAAGACCTTATTTATTAATGACTTGAAGACTACAGGTAAAGATATTGCTTCTTTTCCGGAGTCAGTGA